TAGACAAATACTATAATAATTTTGATGGTAAATATATTTTAGTTTTTCCACCAAGTGAACATCTATGTAAATATTGGAATATAGAAAGCGTAGAATATTGGATTGAACAAGTTAAAAAAAATATTTTAACAGGTACAGATAGAGAGATTATCGTATCTACAAAAAACGATAGTAAAAAATACCAAGATTATTTTCCAGACACACATTGTATGGTGTCTTTCACATCAACGGCACCGATAGAGGGATTGTTATTGGGTATACCTAGCATTTGTTGGAGTTTGTCTATGTTATCACCTGTATCCTGGAATTATGAGATGTACACAGAAATAGAAAAGATTAGAACCTTTGATTATAGAGGTTATAGAAAAGAAAGAGGTCTTGCTATTGCAGCTTGGCGAGATCACCTATTAGCTAATCAGTTTACATTATCAGAGATGAAATCAGGTTATGCAAAAGAAACAGTTGACAAATTACAAAAAGGATTACATATCTATTTACCAAAGAATTATCAAAAAGTATGATTATTTGCCACGAAATACCATGGAAAGATTGTTTATCACATCAAATCTGGCCGCAAATTAAGAAAGGTTGGAAAGATGAAGATAGAAATATACATTTCTTTTGGGGATTAGGTGGAAAAAATATACCCGAATTGCAAGAAGTAATTAAAAAGGGCGAAGAGTGGTGGTTTGTAGATACAGGTTATTTAACGGAACAGATAGTTAGATATCCAATACCAAAGATAATGGACTATGATAGAACATACTTTAGAATTTGTAAAGGTAATATTCATAGTATTAATGTTAGGGTTGGTGACGGTTCACGTTTACAAAAATTAGAAAGTCAAGGTATTGACACAGAGTTTAGAGGGTGGAATACAGGTGAAACAAAACATATTTTACTTGCTCCTTCTAGTCCTACTGTAACACATCATATAAATGGTATGACGCAGGAAGAATGGGCAGACAGTATAACTAAAATGATTAGACAGTTTACTGATAGAGAAATACGATTTAGAAATAAACCAAGACCAAATAATAAATGGTGGAATACTGATATAAGAGATGACTTAAAAGATTGTCATGCCTTAGTTACAAATATGTCCTTGTCAGCTATTGTTGCAGTACAAAACATGGTACCTGTATTTACACATCAACGTAATGTTTGTAGTTTCATAAGTGGTCGTATTGATTGTATAGAAAAACCAAAAAGACCTGGTCGAAAAACTATGAGTGAGTTTTTTAAAATGGTTGCCGATCAGCAATTTACTTTAGATGAAATGGGGAGTGGTGTCGCTTATGAGATACTTAAAAAACAAGGATAGATGGATAGGATTTGCTTTAGCAGTTACTAGTGTTTTTATATTATCAGCTGCCAATATATCAACACAATGGTTAGGTTGGTCTTTAAGTGTACTTGCATGTATAATGTGGGTATATTTTGGTTATAAAGATAAAGATTGGCCAAGAATGTTAATGGAGTGTATGTACTTAATATTAAGTTTAAGAGCTGTACTTAACTGGTTGTCTATATGATTTTTGCTTGTGTAAATTATGGTACAAAATATTCCGTAGAGTATGTTCAAAAACTCTACAATATGGTCAAAAGAAATACCACAATTCCACATCAATTTGTATGTTTTACCGATCATGTTAAATTACAAAAATTAGTTACAGGCGACATACAAGTAAGACAGTTTAAATACCACAACATGGATGGTTGGTGGAATAAAATGCAATTGTTTAACGAGTGTGAAGAAGAAACTCTTTACATGGACTTAGATGTGGTAATTACAGGTAATATAGATTGCTTTTTTACACATGAACCAGAAGCTGAGTTTGTAGGTATGAATGACTTTAATCCTGCTACAGAGCAATTTAATTCTTCTATTATGAGGTGGAAAAGAACAAAAGGTGAACATATTTGGAATGAGTTTAACAAAGACAAAGCTTTCTATTATCGTATGTTCGGTGACCAAGTTGCAACATCACATATAGTACGCAAGGAGACCACAACCAAGTCATTTCCAGACGCCTGGACACAATCTTATAAGTGGTTTGATCGAAAGGGTGAGAGATATGCCAAAGCGAAACAAACATACTCCCACAATGGCGAATCGATAGTTACCGTGTTCCACGGACACCCAAATCCACATGAATCAACGCAGGAATGGGTAAAAAATGCATGGAAATAGACATTGACAGAATGTCGCATGTTAAAAACCATTGAAAAATAAGGGTTTTTTATTAAAAATAGCTGTTGACTTTATCGCCAAAACCATGTATAGTATAGACATGATTAAAGAAAAGAACACATTATTAAACCACATCAAATCTATCAACGAAGAATCTAAACAATGGATGAAAGATAATCCTGGTAGTTGGGCAGGCTTAGTTACTGAAGATATTAAGTATTGGAATGACCAAGGAATATTTACAGTTGCAGACTATGAAAGAGATAGTTTAATTACAAGTGTTTATGAAATGCATAAAGACGCCTTTGGTGTAAAAGGTAGACATTACAATTTTAAAGAAATGTCAAATGAAGAATTACAAAAAGAGTTAGAAACACTTTCTAAAATTGCAAAAGAAGAAGCAGATAAGGAAAGAGAGTGGGAAGAAGCTGCATATCAAACTTTCTTAAATACAGTAGCAAACACTATAAGACACGGTGCAAAAGATAAAGAAGAAGCAATCAGATGGATATTAGAAGCTGAAGAATTAATTAATGAAAAACCAGATTATATTTGTTATAAACTAGGTTTATCATATGACAAGGAATATTTATTTCAAAAGAAACATTAAGGATATATTATGAAATACAACGAAGATAAAATAGTAAAAGAAATTGGTGATTATATTAAATCAACTTATGGTGAACATTATAGTACCACAAAAGATGGTTTTCAAGTACAAGATATGTTAAGACAACTTGGTATTAACAAAGATTTTTGCCATGCAAATGCAATTAAGTATCTATGCAGATATGGTAAAAAGAGTGGTAAGAATAGAAAAGATTTACTCAAAGCAGTTCACTATATTGTATTATTGATGTCCGAGGAGGACAAGTAAGAAATTATGACTACACTAACAAAAAATAAAAATGTGCTAGACTATGCAACGTTTGAAGAATGGCACTACGAACCATCTCCATATAGAGAATTTTTAATTAAAGAAGCGAGATCAGCTTATAATGCATATGCCGAAGGCAGAGTATTAGAAAATGGTTTTATGGCCGGTCCTGAAACTGTGAAAGAATACTTTGATGAGTCGATTGCAAACTTTATGAAAGGCTTTGATGGTCAGGTTTTTAAAGATGTCAACTATGAACCTATTACAGATGACCTTATGATATTTGTTGACGAAAATAATATAGCATTGGAGAAACATTATGAAAATTAAATTAGGTGATACGATTAAAGCAAACAATGGCAGAATTGGTGAGATTATAAACATTGGTATTGCTACTGATCCAAATGATATAGCAGCTGAAGATGAATCATCATTATCAGCTAAAGAGTATGATACAGATTTAAATTATACAGGTGCCATTACATACACAACAAACGGTGAAAGTCCAGTACAAGGCACGTATTGGTGTTACTTTAACCAAATAGAGGAGGTCGTAAATGATAAATGAAATAGCAACAGTTGATACACTTAATCTAGCAATAGATAAGATCAATGCAGATGATAAAGAGGGTGCAAAACAAACCTTAATATCATACAGAGATAAATTACAAAAAGAGATTGACGAGTTTGATAAATGGGCTGAAACTCAATCAGATATTGATACTCAGATTTCACTAGATTTTGAGGGAAAATAGGTGTACTTAGACCTTAGAACAGCTACGATTCGCTACTCCACGTGCATCCTAGACGCTTTTTTTTCTCAAAAAACGAGTAAAATCAACACTTTTTTAAGGCTTGACAATCCAAGACATTTGTGGTATAGTATATAATTAATTTGAAAGGACACTAACATTATGAAAAATGACATAAACTTTAAGTACGATAAAGACAATCTATTTGCAGAGTTCAAAGTTGCAAAAGATAAAGACATCAAAGCTTCTAAAAAGAAGTCGAAAGATGAAAAAGAAAATGATGTATTCAAAAACAGAATACAATTCTTCAAAGACCATATAGAATTGAAGAGATCAAATCCTTCTATCTATGAAATGGTAGATATCAATTTTGATAATCTATTACTAGCATATCAATCAGCTAATCCAAGAGATTGGTTTTATATGAAAGTCTTTGGTATGACTTATGCTCAAAAAATGAGTAAAGAATCTTTAGAAGAGAAAGCTTCTAAAGAGGCAGACGCAAAGAAATCAAAAGAGGTATCTGAATCAATACATTAATGGCGATTATCTATACAAATAATTCTAGTGGTGCAATTCGTAGGTTACGTGCTAAAAAACCTACGAAAAGTTACCAGTTGGCTTTACAAAAACATATCAAATGGTTGAAGTCAAAAGGGTTTAATGTAAATGATAATGGCAAAATTATATTAACAAAGAGAAAAACAGTTATGAGTTTAGGTAATTCTAATGACAGTAATCCTGTCAATCAACCACAACCTAGTAATTATATGGGTAATGGTAAACAGATTTCTTGGAAAGAAAAACAAGAAAGATTAGAAATTAGTAAACAATATTCTATTGCGCCAGCTTACAATAAGGGTCCTTATATGGTTGTTGCAAAAGAAGATTTAAAAACGGCAGGTAGAAAAGTCTAATGTTACATAAGATAAGTGATTTTTGTAAAAAGATTGACGTAATAAAAAAGAAGTCGGATCAATTATATAATATAAAATATAATAATCCTAAAACAAAAGAAAGAGATATTGAAATTAATGAATTAATAGATGATATACAATATCAATGTTTATTAATTGCAAAAGACACAAAACCATATGATAAGTAAAAAGATTTTAATTTTATTGTCAACACTAGTTATTGCTAGTGGTTGTGCAAATAGATCAGAGGTTGGCGCCGTCTTAGGTGCAACGACCAGTACAGCTGTATGTACAAGTATCGGTATTTCAGATCCATACGGTATAGCTGGTTGTGCTGTTGTAGGTGCTTTTGCTGGTGCAGAAGCAATGTATCAATCTGATTATGATGTACACAACGCAGTATTTGTAGATCATTTAAATACAGCACCAAGTACTTCATCATATACAAATTGGTATAATAGTAAAACAGGTAATAGTGGTATAATTAAAACTACAAGGTCATACTTAGAAGGACCTTTCAAATGCACGGACTATGAGGCGAGTGTTGATATTACTTCAAACTGGCCATTGATAGGTATTGGTGGTGTTAATAGAAATGCAATTTTTGGTACTGCTTGTCAGTTACCGGATGGGAGATGGATAGAAAAAGATGGCATACGAGGATAGATTACAGATGATGAAACAAGAATTGTCTGAAAAACAACAAGAGCTAGAATATGTTACTAGTGATGTTAAAGAAGTAGAATTAGAAGAAGAAATAAGAGAATTAAAACATAGTATTAATATTGTAAGTAATTATGGATCCGAACAACGTTAAAAAATATCTGTTTATATCTTTTATATTCATACTGTTATTGTGTGTAACACAGGCAGTTAGTGGTGAAAAGATATTGCATAGTAAAATTCAGACTATAGAACCTGAAGAGGTCAACGGTCAATATTGTTTTGTTAAGGTTTTAATTAAACAAAAGGGTGATGAAATTTACAAAGAAGAAGTACTTGAATGTGCTGATGGTAAAGCTGGTTTAGAAACTCCTGGTTATTGGGAGTTATTTGCAGAGTTCTATTATAGAGATGTCAATGTTCCAGAATATTGTCGTTATATTAGTAGACCAAGGCATGCTTTTTTTACTTACGGGAAAGCTTGTCTTAAAGTAAACGGTGAGTGGGAGATAGCAAGTAAATGATAAGAAACGTTATAATCATTATATTATTGCTGGTTATTGTATATGATGTTACTGGACAAGAGTTTTTAGAGTATATTCAAATGGGACTTGACAATTTACAACAATTGGTGTATAGTATAACAGATAAAGGATAAATTATGAATAAGAGTGTGAAAATAATAAGTGCAGGTGCATTAGCATTAATGTTAGGCGCTTGTAGTAGTTCAACCTACAAGATCAAATCTGAAAATGGTAGTGATCTAAACAAAGTACCAAAATGGTACATGGCAGATATCAATGAATCAAAAGCATGTGATCTAAAGATATTTGATACAAAAGATAATTCAAAAGAATGTATCTTTGGTGTGGCAACAAGTGTGTCGCCAGACCTACAACTTGCCATTGAGAAAGCTAAGATGTTAGCTAAGTCTGAATTAGCAGACATTATCAAAGGCGAAATGAACAAACAATCTAAACAATTCATTACTGAATTAGGTAAAACAGAAACAAAAACTGTGGTTACCGAAGTAGAATCAACATTAGTAAATCTAATTAAAGATACTCCTGTTAGAGGTTATGAAATCTTTGAACAAGATGTAACACTTACTAAGAATGGTTATTACAGAGCATGGGTTGGTTTAAGATTACCTTTAGGTGAATTTAACAAAATGTACAATTATAATATTGAACAGGCTGTTGACGCTTACAACCTAAAAGAAAAAGCTAATAATGCATTTAACGAGTTAATGAGCGAAAATGAAAATACAAATTTATAGTAAACCAAATTGCGTTTATTGTACAAAAGCAAAAGGATTAATGGATAAACTAAATTTACCATATGAAGAAAAAATGTTTGGTAAAGACTTTAAAACACCAGAAGAATTATTTGAAGCGGTAGGCAAACAAGTAAGAACAATGCCTCAAATTAAAATTGATGGTGTGTTAATTGGTGGTTATAATCAATTAATTGAACACTTTACAGATAAGGGTTTAGTTAACTTTAAAGGTGAAATTGTTAGTGAGTGATGACAATATAATTTTATTTCCTGCTGATCGTATTAAGAATATAGAAGCTACAGGTAAAAAAGATAATGATGTTTTTAAAAAACGTATTGAAAAGCAACAGACAAAAGCTTTTGTTGAGGATAGTGTTGACCAAATATCAATGGATCTTATTAAAAAATTTGTTGACATGGCTTGCAAAACACAACAAGCGACATTTACAAAAGACTTCAGTTTGTTGGTAGATATGATGAGAGGTCTATTGTATAGGGATTTTGGTTTAAATCATCCTGCTCAAAGATTGGCAGATAAGATGGTTGTACTAGATCAAAATACTAGAGGGCAAACAATTGCTCGACTAGACTATGCAAAAGTTTTAGAATTTAAATCTAAACCAAAGAAACCTTTAAATAAAGAGGTATCAGAGGAGTTAGATGATCTAAGGAATGGTTCCGATATATTTGAACCAGATATGAACTTAGATGATTAAGAGATTGCATAAGGCACTTTGCAATAAAGTATTAGGTAACACGGCCACCAAATACTTTTTAATTGATGGTCGTAAATTTTATAAAGGAGATATAATGTTTAAATCATTATCAAACATCTTTCAAAAAGATGAATTAGTTTCAGTTAAAGTTGTAAAAAGAACTGAAACAAGAGGTAGAAAAAAACTATCTAAAAGAGCTAAAGTAATTAATCTTTTAGCTTCAGGTGAATCAGTATCATGGAAAACTTTGAGAACAAAGTTTGACTTGGTATCTCCGAGAGCTCTTATTGATACATTAAGAGCTGAAGGCAACATGATTTATGTAAATAAATCAGCGAAAGGTACTTCTTACAGAATGGGTCAGCCTACAAAAGCAATTGTAGCTGCTGGTATTAAAGCTCTGTATGGTACACAATACGCATACAATAACGCCTAATTAAAATTTGGGGGCGAGTTTTTCGCCCCCTTTTTATTATAAATAGGTTAGTAACATCTATTAAAAAGGATACAAGGTATGAAATACTACAAAATAACACCTGAGTCTAACGACAAGAAAATTATCGTTGAAGAAACTTATTCTCAACATGATGGACATGGTAACGAAAATATAGTGATTACATTGAAAGAAACTTATAATACAGGACATGTTGTTATCAAATTTGATGATTCAGAAAGTATTGATAGCTACAATGTTGATGGTGTCGCTGAAGACGGTAACTTTGCTGTTTCTCATTCAGATAAACATTATCATTCACACACTGGTGCTGACTTAGTTGCGTCTGAAATTTCAGGTACAGGTGTAGATAATACACAATTACAAAATGATTTTTCAACACACGGTAAAGATCATATAGTTTCAACATATGGTCCAGATTCAACACATGGTATGCCTATGACTTCAGTATTCAAAATTTCTGGTAACAGAGTTGCTACTGATGTTTCTAGTGATTACTAATTTATATAATGACCGAGTTTAGACAAGGTATTTTTCAATTAATTGCACAGACAAGTGGTGGCCGAGCAATAGTATATACGCTAGGCCACATTGTCATATCATTAACAACTGTAAAAGTAATCACAGGTTCCAGTTGGTTTGACGCTGGAGCGGTTGCATTAATAGAACCAATGTTAAATGGTTTTTGGTACTATCTTTTAGATAAATTATGGACGTGGAAATTTAGATATAATGATTTTGAGAAAGATGTGCTAAAACGTGATTAAAGAACCTATTGACAATTTTTTAAAAGACGAAGCTATAGAAAAACAAGTATTTGATTTTCTTACAAATTCGGATTTCCCTTATTACTATCAACCACATTTAGCCTACGAAGGTGCAGGTAGACCTAACGAGTTCTTTTTTCAACATAGATTATTTGATGAAGAACCATTATCTAATTTTTTTGATTTTTTTGACCAACACATATTTCAAAAATTAAATTACAAGACTTTATACAGAGCAAAGGTAAACTTAACCACATTTACACCAGAACCAGTTATTAGTGAGTGGCATATAGATGATGTAAACAACGACCACAAGGTTGCAATCTATTATGTAAATGATAATAATGGTTATACTGAAATATTTGATGGTGAAAAGAATTATAATATAGCTTCAAAGAGAAATAGAATGGTAACCTTTGATGGTAAGTATGAACACCGAGCAGTCGGTCATACAGATGAGAAAGTGAGAGTGGTAATCAATATAAATTATGAATAAAAATCATTTAAGAAACGTAAGAGCTTTATTAGAAAATGCAAAATCATTTAATGTCAGCCGTAAGGTTGATTCATATGAATTTGAATCATTAGAAAAAATGATACTAGATGACCAAATTAGATATAGTGAAGTCATAGAATTATTTACCGATACAGAATATAGAAATTGGTTTTATGATAGAAACTTTGCTAATGAAAAAGAAATAGAAATAACAAGGTTTTCTGATTTATGATATTAGTTGATTTAAACCAAGTTTTAATTTCAAACCTTATGGCACAAACAAGAGGTGAGGTTTCTGCTGACGTAGATATGATACGTCATATGGTGATGAACTCACTAAGAAACTATAATAAAATGTTTAAAAAGGAATACGGTAAAATGGTACTGTGTTCAGACGCAGCTGATCCTTGGCGAAGAGAAATATTCCCTCTATACAAATATAGTCGTAGAAAAGGTAGAGATGAAGACCAGAGAGATTGGACAGAAATATTTAACATCTTACATAACATAAAACAAGAATTAAAAGATAACTTTCCTTATGTGGTCTTAACATTAGATAATACTGAGGCAGACGATATAATTGCTGTTTTATGTAAAGAAGCTAAAGAAAAGGTTATGATTATATCTGGCGACAAAGACTTTATACAATTACAAAAATATACACATGTTAAACAATATGCACCTATACAAAAGAAAATGATAGGTGAAGACATTGATCCTGTGGTATTTTTAAGAGAACAAATTATCAAAGGTGATAGATCAGATGGTATACCAAATATACTAAGTGAAGATGATATATTTACAACTGATAAAAAACAGGCACCAATAACTAAGAAAAGATTATTAGAGTGGTCAAATATTGACAATATACCACTTGGTTCAGAAACTAAGAAGTATTATGAACGTAATAAGACATTGATTGATTTGGATGAGATTCCAGATCGTATATATAATAATATACTTAATGAGTATAAATCTTATAAAGTGAATGACAGGTCGCAACTGTTAACATACTTTATAGAAAATAAACTAAAAGTGATGATTGAAAATATATCAGACTTTTGAACATAGCTATGGAGATATAAAAATGGCAACAAGAAACCCTAACTTAATAGACCCAAAAGCAATGACACGTGTACAATCAACAAGAGGTACATCAAAGCCATTGATTTCGGAAGTCTTAACAAAGGTTAATAACGCCAAAGATAAACCTAAAAAGATCAAAGTATTACAAGACAATGATACACCTGGTCTAAGAGTGATTTTGAAAGGCGCATTTGATCCTAAACTCGAATGGACTATACCAGAGGGAACTCCACCATTTATGGCAAATGAGGCCCCTATTGGTACGGAACATTCTCTTTTGGAAAATGAAAGTAAAAAGTTATGGCATTTTATTAAAGGTGCAGATAACCAAACTACTAAAATCCAAAAGGAAAATATGTTTATTCAAATACTAGAAGCTTTACATAAAGATGAGGCACAAGTATTAATAGACACCAAAGATAAGAAACTTAACAAAGTTTACAAAGGTTTAAGCGAATCGGTAGTTAAAGCTGCCTTCAATTGGGACGATAATTTCGTCAAATTAGACGCAAAATAACCATTTAGAGGGGGTGCGACATTCTGTACCCCCTTTAAATCATTGATTTTACATACTTTTTTCTGAAAATTAGCTGTTGACTCTAGTGGGATAATGTGTTATCCTAAATAGTAATTAACAAAGAAAGGTATATTATATTATGAAAAAGTTTATTGGGTTTGTTATTGTTTTAAATGCATTACTATGGTTTGGTTTATCAAATATAGCAAGTGCAAACGACAAGTTAGAAACAACTATAGGTTCTATAATACAATCTAAATTAAACGGTTTGAACGTTGATGAAGCTGCCATTATGGAAGCTGAATTAGAATTTATTGCTCACAAGTTTGCAATAGAAAGTATCAACATCCTTCAACATTACTTGCCGTCTATTTTAGATGGTATTTCAGCTGATCTAAGATTAAAAGCTGATAAAGAATTTAAATGTGCTCTACTAAAAGGCTCACAGATAGAGGACGATTGTGAATAGTTTAACAGAATTTTTTGAAATAGTTTATAATATTTTACCACAAGAGATTGTAATTATATTATTATCAGGTCTTTTTATGAGTATCTGGTTCATTATAGGAGATTTAAAAAATAAGTATGTTAAAAGAAACACGAAAAAGTCAGGTTAAAAAAATACTAAAGCGAGAACTCACGTCTAGTAGAATGTATAGAACCACATATACAGATATTAAAAAGTATTTTAACATGATTAATGAAAGTGTATTCAAAGGCAACTTATCACCTTTTAATGAAATTATTATTAAACAAATTAGAGATAAAAAAAGATACTGCTACGGTCAAGTAGAAATCTTAGAGTGGAAAAGAAAAGGTACAAGGGTGTATAGATTACAAATGCAACCAAAGTATCGTAACAAAAAAGAATTTGTGGACACGTTAGGCCACGAAATGGTGCACCTATATCAAATGGCCAATATAGGTGATACAGGCAACCATAATAAACTGTTTTACAGTTTTAGGCCAAAACTTAACGCTATAGGGTTAGACCTATAAATTATATAATAAGGAGAGTGAAATGCCAAAGCGTAAATCAAAAGAACTGGACCATTATCTAAAACATATTATAGATAAAGTACCAGAAAAAATAGAAAACTTTATTAACTCAGACGAAAACAAAATTACCTATTATACTGGTAATTGGGCTAAAGATGTAGTTAATAATTATACAGAAAAACAAGCTGAAAAGATATTCAAAAAGATGTCTTCTTTTTCAGATAGAGTTTTATTTTTTCAAAAAAGAAATAAGAACATTGAGATAGGTACTTGGTCGGAGTATGGTGAGAACTTACCAGAATCAATCAGTAGCTATGATTATATTTGTGTAAGGTCAAAATAATGAAAACAGTTGAAGAACTAATATCATCTGGTTCAATTATAACTCAAACTGGTTTTTTAGATAACTATGCTGAGTTATATGAGAAGTTAGAAAAGTATCACTATGACGAAATATATCAACCGTCTAGTGTATATTATGGTAATAGGTTTCAATCACCACTACCTTGTTGGGAAACAGATTACTTTGCCAATTGTGATCCAGATATGAACGAAAAAATTAAAAGTCAAGTACAAAAATTATTTGAAAAACCAATTATAGATTGGCATTGTAGAATAAGACTTACAATAACAGATGAATTAAAACAATCTGTACATTTAAAACATGGTGGTTCAAACTCTATAGGTTCTGTACACTATGACGATTATGATTTTGCAGGTGTTCTACCGTTTGAACAATCATATACTGGTGGCACAGCATTTTACGAGAACAATTGGGATAAAGCACCCGATATAATTTATGGATCGTGGCCTAATAGATTAGTCTTATACAAAGGCAAAAGAAATCATGCAGCTTGCCACGATTTTACTTATGATAAAAGATATATGTTAGTATTATTTTTTAATTTGAAAGGACAATTATAATATGAGAAAAAAAATATACGATAGTATAAAGAAACTAATATTATTTACAACTTTAGTTTCAGTAGTATCAGTAGGTTCGTTTATCTACGGTACATTTAACCCTAATAATATGATTAAGGCTGATATTCAAAGAAATGTTGAAACAAAACATGCTCTTTGGGCAAAAGACTTAGGTCTACATGAACCAGAAATGAAATATAGAAACAATGTGGAGTTTATACATGCATTGAACAAATGTGTTGATTTTCTAAACTTTCAAACACCACCTGAGTTAAGAGTACCTTACTCTATGTTATCAGCACAAGCTGTATTAGAAAGTGGTTGGGGTACAAGTAGATTTGCAAAAGAAGGCAATAATCTATTTGGTATACGTACATGGAACAAAGATAAGGGTATGTTACCTATTGGCATGTCACCAGATACGCCGTGGCGTGTAAGATCATTTGATACAAAATGTGGTTCTGTAAAAGAATATATGTCATTGTTAAATTACCACGAGGCATATGTTGACTTTAGAGAACTAAGAACTAAGATGTTAAAAAATGGCGAACCATTGAATGGTAAGAAACTAATTAAAACATTAAAGGCATTTTCTACAACAAAAGACTATTCAGCTAGAGTTATAAACATGATGAATAAAATAGAAGAGGTAACTGTAACTGAGGAGTTTAATCAGATAGATCAGGAAATGGTTATAAAACTAAAAGAGAAACCTCCAATACCACTTAAAAAACCTGACTAAATATAAACATGTTTTTAATTCTATTAACATTTATCTCAGCTATTAGTATATCTGTAATAGCTGCAGGTTATTCAATCATTGGATTGGCTACACTATTTGCTGGTGCATTTATACCTATCATTGCTATGGGTAGTGCGTTGGAAGTAGGTAAACTTGTAGCCGCCAGTTGGTTGTATAATAACTGGTCAAATCAATTTGTACCAACATCATTACGTACATATTTGTTTTTTGCAGTTATAGTGTTAATCTTTATTACTTCTATGGGTATCTTTGGTTTCTTATCAAAGGCACATTTAGATCAAGTAAAACCTACATCAAGTAATAATATTAAAATAGAACTAATAGATAAACAATTAGCTTCTCAACAAAGTATTATTGATAGATCACAAGACACATTAAATCTTTTAGATAGTGCATTAGAAAAATATGTTGATATGGAGTATGTGACCAGAGGTTTAAAAGAACGTGAAAAACAAAAAGATGAACGAGAAGCATTAAATATTGCAATAACAAATGCAATAAATGAAATTGCCAAATTAACTGAGAACAAAGGTAATTTACAATTAGAACAAGATAAGATAGAGGCAGAGGTTGGTCCTATCAAATACATTGCAGAATTAATCTACGGTGATAAGGCAGAGGATTATTTTGACGAGGCAGTACGTTGGGTTATTATAGTATTGATATTTGTATTTGACCCTTTAGCAGTATTACTATTGATAGCTGCCAATATATCTTTACGTACTAGAAAACATAAAATAGATGTTAAGAAAAACGAAAAGAAAATAGATTACGAAAAAGAGATACAAAAAGAAAAAGATAAGTTAGCAAAGATGAGAAAGAAACAAAAAGAATATACTAAGTTTGCTAAAAAACTAGGTGTAAATCGTGTATCTGATCTTAAAAAGGATGAAATTAAATTAAAGGTAAATCAAATTTTAAATATGAACAAGTAGGTTATTATGATTAATGATATTATGATTGTAGGTGGTGGAAGTGCAGGTTGGATGACAGCATGTACCCTTATCAAAAAATTCCCAAATAAAAATATAACATTATTAGAAAGTCCTAACATTGCAACAGTTGGTGTTGGTGAGTCTACTATTGGTGGTATTAAGAACTGGACTAAATTCTTAGGTATAGATGATAAAGAATTTTTATCACATACAGATGGTTCTTATAAGTTATCAATCAAATTTACAGACTTTTATAAAAAGGGCGAGGCATTTCACTATCCTTTTGGCGAACCTAATTTGGACGGTAACTATGCCAGAATGAATGATTGGTGGACAAAGAAGTTTTTATATCCTAATACTCCTAATTCTGATTATGCAGAATGTATTTACCCTCAAATGGCATTGGTAAATCAAAACAAAATTACTTACAATAAAGATAATAAAATACCATTTGATTTTAATAGACATACAGCTTATCATTTTGACGCCACAAAGTTTGCTTTATGGTTAAGAGATAACTATGCTAAACCACGTGGTGTAAAACATATCTTAACAGATGTAAAATCAGTTGAACATAATGAAGATGGTATAGAAACAATTAACAAACAATATAAAGCAGACTTGTTTATAGATTGTACAGGTTTTAAATCTCTATTATTAGGTAAAGAAATGAAAGAACCTTTTGAAAGTTATAATGATTTATTACCAAATGATAGTGCATGGGCAACTAGAGTACCTTACAAAAATAAAAGTGAACAACTTGTTTCATATACAAACTGTACAGCTATAGAAAATGGTTGGGTGTGGAATATACCGAGTTGGGAAAGAATTGGTACAGGTTATGTTTACTCATCTAAATTTGTAGATGATGGTACAGCATTAAATGAATTAAAGGTGCACCTAAAAAAACAAGGGCATGACATATCAAATAGTGAATTTAAAAATATAAAAATGCGAGTTGGTATTACAAAAAGATTATGGGTAAAGAATGTCGCAGCTATAGGTTTATCGGCAGGTTTTATAGAACCATTAGAAAGTAATGGTCTTTATACAGTACATGAATTTTTATGGTATCTATTAAGAGCATTAGAACGTGGCGACCCTAATCAACACGACAAAGATAACTTTACACACCAATGTAAAGTGGCATACAAAGGGTTTGCTCATTTTGTTGCGTTTCATTATGCATTATCTCAAAGAAAAGATACACCATATTGGAAAGCAAACTTTAATAAAACATGGTCAGATCATATTACAGAATTAAAAGGTGATTTCTTAAATGAGTTTTTATCATTTGCACAAAAAAGAAATATTGATTATCATTGGCCACATGAACAAGGTACAGGATTTCATTCTATAGCTGCAGGTTTTAATTACCCACCAACTGATTTAACCACATTATGTTATTTGAATCAAAAGACTGAAGATGAAATTATGGATGAGTGGATGCCCCATTGGGACCATTTACAGGCTAAAAAGGAAATGTGGTCAAATGCAGTAAAAAATGAACAGAATTTACTTGATTTTTTAAAAGACCAGATTTATAGAGAAGAACAAAAAGAGAACGAAGAATAAAGCTTGACAAATACTATTGGAAGTGATATCCTATAAATTATGATTACATTACAAGATATAGAAAGAGTGACCTCTACTCAAGCAAAAGTGGAGAGATTAATTAATAATGCAAAATCGGCTTGTCAAAACTCCGTTACTGATTGGGCAAAAAACTATTGGTTTGGTGTATGGAAGACTTTATGCCATAAATATAATAGACAAGACCTCTACAATAAGGACCTACACTAATGAACGTATTTTACGTAGATAAGAATCCAGTTAAAGCTGCTGAACAAATGATTGACAAACATGTCGTCAAAATGATTTTAGAATCAGCACAATTATTATCAACTTGCCACCGTGTTATGGACGGTACAGAGTATTACGATAAGACGGCAAACGGTAGAAAAATTAAAAGATGGCGACATCCTAATTCTAATTACGAACAAGTCTTATATAAGGCAGGTTGGGTCAAACACCCTAGTACTATATGGTTGTTTGAATCAGCATACAATTATATTTGGTTATATAAACATATGATGGCTTTGAATGAAGAATATAAGAAAAGATATAATCATACAAAAAATCATGTTACAATTGATAAACTAGGTGATATATTAAAACATCCACCAAAGAACGCTAAATATAATGTCATAGCTACTGATCCAAAACCTGCTATGCCAGAATATTGTAAGATACCTGGTGACGCAGTAGGTAGTTATAGAAAATATTATATAATGGAGAAAAAAAGATTTGCAACATGGAAGGCACCAAGTAAAATGCCTAAATGGTATGCAGAGGGTATCAAAGATGGAAGATGAGAATTGTCCTCTTTGTGGATACGAAATAGAAGATTGTGATTGCCTCTTAAAGTGGCAATAGAAAGGAAACAATGTCAGATATTAATTTAAAAGGTCATATTATACAAGGTTTAAAAGATCATGCTAAAGGTCATATTGAAAAGCATAAAATGAATGTAGAAATTCTTATGCAGAGAACAGCTGGTGTTGCTGAACATCCAGATACTTTAGAAACTATTGAAAAAGAACTAAAGATTATTGCTGAGTATGACGACCAATTAGAAATGTTAAATAAATATTTTAAGGAGTAATATGAAATATATTTATGGTGTGGCTAGTATTGCAATATTTTTTGGTGTATTAGCTGTAGTTTTGAATTATATGCAAGGAACATTGTAGTGATTAATGAGAGAGTTTATTTACGATACATATAATGGTGTAATGGGTTGGAATAAAAACCCTTTACGTCATATTAGAGATTTCAATACACGACATTTTGTTACACAGGTTTTAGCATGGATGTGGTGTATTGTATTTTCTATATTAGTAGGCAGTTGGACAGTATTTGGTTATACTGCCATTGCTCACTTGATATTTATTGCAGCTGTTTTTATAACTGTTGCAACGTTTGAAACAGCAAAAAGAAATCCTAATGCTTTTAGATTTATTAAAGGTTATCATAGTTATGGCAGAGCAAGAGATTACGTAATGTATAGAGATAAAAATGGTATGCCGTATAAAGTTAAATTAGATCCTAGAGATCCTGGTGGAGAACACGAATAATGCCGATTTATACATTTGAAAATACTAAGACCGGTAAGGTCTATGATGATATGATGACCATATCAGAAATGGAAACTTTTCTAAAAAAGAATAAACATATTAAACAAAAACTAACAACTATAAATATTGTTAGTGGTGTACAAGGCAGTTCATTTAAATCAGATAGTGGTTGGAAAGATAACTTATCACGTATTGCTGAAGCACATCCAAATAGTCCATTAGCTCAACAACATGGTAAGAAAACAATTAAACAAGTTAAAACAGAGCAAGTAATGGCAAAACATAGAAAGAGGAAAAAGTAATGGCAGATATACCAGATTATATGCGAGGGTTTGACCTTGATGATGATTGGGGTATGACGCCTGTATCATCTACACCTGAGGCAAAACCAACGGTAGATCCTAAACTAGTTGAAGGCACAAATTTAGAAATAGCAAAAGTAAAAGAAGATGTTACAGACATTAAATCTATGATGAATGAGATAATGCAAATCGTAGCAGAAAAAGAAACTGTAACCAAAACTGAAACAGATGAGGAAACACAGACAAGATTTAAAGACATAGAGAAGATTGTATTACCATTTTTATATAATCTATCTAAGTCAGATGAACCTTATATACATTGGCCTAACAGAGGTCCAATTATTAAGGCACAAATTGAAAAGATACTTAAACTAACAAGGGGGTAATTATGCAAGTTAAGGCGACACATAAAGAACTAAAAAAAGAAGTAAACCTTTTAGAAGAACGAAGACGAGTTGATAGAGGGTTTATGGGTTGGTATAGGTTGAAAGAAGCGAAGAAGCTTAAATTAAGAGCAAAGGAAAAATTAAATGAAACTAAGTAATAATTTTAGTCTAAAAGAAATGACTGCTTCACAAACAGCGACTAGACATGGAATTAATAATAATCCAAATGAAGACCATATGAATAACTTAAAAGCATTATGTGAAAATGTTTTACAAAAAGTTAGAGATCATTTTGGTAAAGTTGTATCGGTATCTAGTGGGTATCGTAGTCCTGAGTTATGTTTAAAGATTGGCTCAAGTGTCAATTCACAGCATGCTAAAGGGGAGGCGGCCGATTTCGAAATATTTGGAGTGAGCAATGCTGAGTTGGTCAAGTGGATTAGTGAGAACTGTGATTTTGACCAGATGATTTTGGAGTTCCACAATTTAGATGAACCTAACAGCGGTTGGGTACATTGTTCGTATAAATCTGAAGACAATAGAAAACAGATTTTAAGAGCATACAAAGATGAGAACAACAAGACTAAGTACGAAGCTTACGACCCTAAGTGAAAGTTGAAGCGAGAGAAAAATCGTACTGATAGTGATTCTCTAGCTAATCACATGTTAGATTATAGGTCTATATGAACTTAATAGTAAATTATGAAAATGCAATCCACCCCGAGTGTGGTAAAACATTTGAAGTTATTAACGATATAATAATCACACCATTTTACACCGAAGAATTTTGTAATGATTTGGTTAAGATGTGTGATTATTATACAAACAAGTTTAGTGAATCTATAACATACACAAAACCTACAGGTAAAACCTCACCTTGGAATACTTTATTCTTTTCTTACATATCACCAATTCTATTTGAAGAATTTGCAAAACATTATAAACAACATCTTTGTCCGTTGATAGAAAAGAACTTTGCAGTAACAGGTATTTCAGGTTGGTTTTCACCTATGATTATAAAGTATTCAGAAAAAGGACAAGATGTAGAATTACATAACGACACCTCAAAAATTACAATGAATGTAAAATTAAATAATGATTTTGAGGGTTGTGATTTAGAGTTTCCAAGACAAAATTGGAATAATAAAGACGTACCGGTAGGGTGGTCTTTCATGTGGCCTAGTCAGGTAACACATCCACACGTAGCAAAACCTCTAATAAGTGGTACTAAGTACTCTCTAGCTTCATGGACGCACCCTATGACGTGGGATCCAGTTCAAAATGGTGGTAGTATTCTGTACGACCATATATAAGACTTGACAATCTACTCTAATTGTGGTATAATGAAGTATTAAATATAAAGGATTAGAATATGAGTTTTAAATTTGTAGATATAGATAAGAGTAAACTGCCTCAAACAAAAGGCAAAAATATAGACGGTAATAGATTTTATACTATTGACGGTCAAAACTTCCCCTCAGTAACAACAGTTTTAGGTAAACAAAAAGATAAAGCAGATGGTTTACAAAAATGGCGTGATAGTATCGGACATGATGTAGCTAATTGGGAAATGGGTAGAGCTGCAAGACGTGGTAGTGCTACACATAAATTAGTAGAAGAATATATCAAAGGTGAAACACCTAGTGAAAGATCAGTATTACCATTAGGATTATTTAAACTAATGAAACCATACTTAGATCAGATTGATAATGTACATTGTTTAGAAACAATTATGTATTCTAAAAAGTTGACAATTGCAGGTCAGGTGGATTGTATTGCAGAATATAATGGTAAATTATCTGTTATTGATTTCAAAACTGCCAACAAAGAAAGACAAGAAAGTTGGATTGAGAACTACTTTATGCAGACTACAGCCTATGCTATTATGTATGAAGAGCTATTTGGAAAAGTCATAGATCAAATCGTTATCCTTATTGCATCCGAAGACGGTACAATGAGATCATTTATAAAAGATAAAAAGGATTACGTAGATAAACTAGGTAAGGCAATAGAAGACTTTTATAAATATTATGAGAAGGAAAACAAGGACAAAGTAAAATAATGCCCATGTTTTTAGAGAGGGCTTATGAAAAAAATAACACTATTATTGTCCGCTTTCATAATAAGTTGTAGCTTTACATTTAAATCTAAAGCAGATACACACGGATTTTTTGAAGGACCATTTACAGACGGACAATTGTATTTTAGAAACATACCACAAGTTTGTGGACATGTTGCAACAGTACAGGAATATTTAACCTTACACGGCTTTGAAAAACATAGTGCAAGTGTAGGTAGATCAAATGCATATGAAGATGGTGAACCAGTTTATATGGTTGTTATGTACATGACAAGAGATAAAAAACAACTGATACCAGTTGTAGTAGTACCTGGTGTCGCTGAAGCATGTATGGTTTTTAGGTCATTTGATCGTTATGAATTTAACGTTGAAGAATAGATAATAGCTATTCTGGACGTGGGTGCAATTCCCACCACCTCCACCATAAACACATTTTGGTGTGCTTATGGGGGGTGTGTAGGTTCGACAGTTGGTTAAAACTATTTGGAGTTAAATCGTTGACAACGTATAGTCAAACTTATAAATGCAAACAATAACTTTGCTATAGCAGCTTAATACTGCTAAAGGGTTTGGTCCACCTAGTAACAGAACGGACCATTGACAATATTAACGTAATCTGATATATTAATAATATGAATGTTGAATTAATTGACAAAATGGGTAGTGATCTATCCGTTGTAAATGCAGCTAGAGTGTCGTTTGCAAAAAACAAATCCCAATTCGAAGAAAAAGACGAAAAACTAATCAAGTATTTAGCTGAACATGAGCATTGGTCTCCCTTTGCACATGGTCAATTACAATTTAGAATCAAAGCACCTATATTTGTAGCAAGACAACTAGTTAAACATCAAGTAGGTTTAGTTTGGAATGAAGTCAGTAGAAGATATGTAGATAGTGAACCTGAGTTTTATATACCGTTTATTTGGCGTAATAAGGCAGAGAATAAAAAACAAGGATCCGGTTCAGATGAAATAGAATATGATATTACTGATTATATGAAACAAACAAAGGAGTTATATAACAATATGATTGAAAAGAATATAGCACCTGAAATGGCAAGAATAGTTTTACCTCAAAACATGATGACCGAATGGTATTGGTCAGGAACATTATATGCATTTGCTCGTGTATGTAATTTAAGAGGCAAAGAAGATTCACAACAAGAAACAAGAATGGTCACACAACATATTAGCGGGCATTGTAAAGACCATTTTCCTATTAGTTGGAGGTATTTAAGTGAACAGTAAAGAGTTTTCGTTAGAAATAGAAAAGATTAAGAAAGAGAAGAGAGGCATAACATACATGGATTCTATATTACATTATTGTGAAATAAATGACATTGATCCGTCAACCGTTGGTTCTCTAACATCTAAATCATTAAAAGAAAAAATAAAGATAGAAGCGATGAATTTAAATTTATTAAAACAAAAAGCTGGAGGTAAATTACCTGTATGATACCTCATCTATTAATAGAAAATGCTAAACAATTGAATACACCGTATGTCATGCCACAGATGTGTAAGGATAATAAACCTTTAGATTGGGCAGACTTAGAGTTAATTATTAATTTATCTCCATTTGTTAATACTGAAAGATTTAAAGCTATTAATATGAATGAACCAATGCATTGGCAAGTAAATGCATGGTCGACAGATGATTCTTCTATACCAGCAACTGAAATGAGAAAATTGCTAAAAGATTATACTTGTTATATAAAAGATTGTAGTAGATTGTCAAAGATGATAAATGAATGTGTTAATGATGTAGAAGAAATATGGAAAGCACCTGCTGACGCACAGGTATTTTTTAATTTACACGATAACGATAGAAGTTTTGGTGTACACTTTGATAACAACCATAATTTTATTATACAATGTGAAGGAGAAAGTGTGATGAGAGTATGGGACACCGAATTAACACCAGATGACCATAAGTATAGAAATGTTGATTGTGTTGAAGGTAAAAATAGATTAAAAGAAATAGAAGAATCTAAACCTGTAATAGACCATATTATGAAACCTGGTGATCTAGTATATGTACCGGCACATAAGTACCACCAATACATAGCTAATCAAAAAAGATTATCACTAAGTATACCAGTAGCAACATATGAAGATTTTAATTTAAGACATGATAGAGATTGGATTAGTTTATAATGTATGAAAAAGTTTAAAGATAACATAGATGATTTTTTTAAGTGGGTTAAAGGTACCGAACTAGTAGAACTAGACGATATAGATGTATCTGAGGATCCTGTAAGACCTGAGCTAACCCTTGGTTTTCGTATCATGCATGGCAGAAAAATATTTGGCCTGAAATATGATGATGAAATTGAGGCGATTGTTTGTGTTGCATATTGTCCTGAAGTACCCTTTACAGTAAGAGAAATGGATTATATGAGTCAGGCTGCAAACCAAGATGGTCAACGAGGCGAAATTATTATTGCATATACAGTATGGTCACGTAAAAGAGGTGCAGGTAGAGAAATTATAAGTAAACTAAGAGAATGGACAATAGAAAACAATTTTAAAAGATTGGTAACACTATCACCATTAACACCAATGGCAACACATTTTCATATTAGTAATGGTGCAAAGCAGATACATATTAATGATGAAACACAAAACTTTGAGTATAAATTATAATGTATGGAGGATTTGAGGTTTACAAAACATATTTGGCAGTTAAGTTACACTTTACAAGTAAATCATACGACTTTCACAAATATGATGGTAAAATAAATGTTAAGTTAGATACATTTACAAAACGAAATGATAGATACTTTTTTCATAAGTTATCAAAACGGTATAGTTCAGATGATATTGTCTATTTTTTTGTTAGTAATTTTGTGGCAGATAGTAAAAAATGGATAGGAAATTTATTAGAAAATGAAGGTGCTGAAGCTTATACCAAGTGGCGAAAATATAAAGAAAGTGGTACTTATCACTTTCGAAACGATTGTGTATTGGTCAATGATTACCTTGGGACTAATAATATTAGGTTTGATGATGTTTTTCGCTCTGTTAATGGACAACATCCAAGACTTTTACAGTTACTTATTCAAAGGAAAATTCATGTCCAGACCGCCGTCATTTTTAACTCAATCTTATCGTTTGGTAAGGTATGGGATAAGAGTATTAAAGAAAAGATTATTTGGCCTGATCTCTCATTTAAGATTGCCAAATTAAAAAATTTTGTATCAATGAATGATACCGAATGTAAAATGATTATGAAAGATATATTTGTATGAATACAATAAAAGAATTTTGGTTATCGTCTTATCGGTCGGATAAGGTGGCATTTTACTATGAACTTGTGAGTTTCTTTTTTATAGTAGGTGCAAGTTTAACATTAGCTATTACAGCAGTTGATCCAGATATGAGATACATCTATCCAGGTTATTTCATTGGTAGTTTAACAGCTGTATATGCACATTATAGAAGAAAGTTAGCATGGCCAACAATGTTAGTAGGTTACTTTTGTTTGGTAAATCTATATGGTTGGCTTGTTGCAATG